TTCTCCTTAACTTGCGTCGGCTTCCTCTGGCTTTTCGGCTTCTTGCTGAGCCTGTGCCGCGCCTACTACTTGTTGTAAGAATGTTGCAAGTTTAGTATACAATGTGCCAACTGCTGTAAGTTCAGGTCCCCTGAACGCACCTCTTGAACTAGCCACATCAATCAAGTTAACCAAAGCCTGCATGTCAGCAATAGTAATATTAACTGGTTCTTGAGCAACAGCCTCTTGTGCTGGTGCTTCTGCGGCTTGAGTTTCTTCAACTTGTTCTTTATCTTTTGCCATTACATAAATCTCCTTAAATAAATCTTTATACTAAATATTTTATACAACATTATATTAGTATATTATACAGTATATTTTATAAAGTTGTCAACCTAGAAAGGATAACACCATGAAAAAATATATTGGGTTTTTACTTCTGTTAGTATTTATATTTGGCACCAATAATGGATTTGCTGAAATAGAAGAACCACAGCAACCAATTACATCAGAAGAAGTACGTAATACTCTTATTTTACAAGAGATAAATCGTTGTCAAGCATCCATATACAATATTAGCAAACTAATCAATGTAACAGACGCTGTACTTTCTACACTCGAGCCAGAAAGTAATGCGCTTAATAAAATTGGTACCATACGAGAAGTACTAAGAGATAAGTATGACCTATTAACGCAGATGGAAACAAAAGCGTTAGAAAATTTAGAAAATATTAAAGCAGATGTTCCTGCAATTAATAACGAAGCAGTGACACACTTTGAGTTTATTGCAGAAGCCGGAGTGAACGTGTTCAACAGTTCGCATACCGACGAAGGCTATAAATCTTTAGCGGTTTTTCTAGTGACAATTTTACAAGAAGCAGGATCGTGTGAGGCAAAGATTTCTGAATATCTAAAATCAGAAATACAAGGATAAAAAAAGAGCGCCAAAGGCGCTCTAGTTTCTCCCAATGTAACGTATGCTATTGAATAATTCGCCAACTGCCGTCTGCTTGGCGACATGCAGTTCCGTATCCTTGCTGTTGAGTCCCACCGACATTAAATGTAGTAGTAAACTCTCGACACGGCGTGCCATTTGAACTAATATGTGTAGCAGTAGGGACAACGGTGCCGGAGTTACCTGTATTAGGATTCTGCCATCCGCCTACGTGACGATCTGGGGCAATTTCGAGAGTCCGTTGCATTGTTTGCCCAGCAAGCAAACGATCTCGTTCGTCAAGTTGCTGACCGATATTATTACCAATCAACGCGCCTAGACCAATACCAAGAACGGTCCAAATTTCTTTATTGCTTGAGTTTTGTCCAAGGCCATAAGCAAGAGCACCACCTGTAGCGGCACCGATAGCAGTTCCGGTATCCTGTTTTGTGTATGTACCAGCGCAACCAGATGCCATAATTGCAACCGCAATAAGTAGGATTGCAAATAAAAGTCTTTCAGTTTTCTTTAGTTTTACCATCTTTTTGTACCTTTGGGAGTAATAAATTTAAAAGTGCCGGGGGGCATTGCACCCCCCAACATTTTTAATTGTTGCTATTAGGCAACCATACCGCTGGCAAGAGCGCGATAGCCGGCTGCAATAACTGCCTTGCTAGGCGTGCCTAGACGGTACTTGCGAGTCACGCGACCCTTAGAGTCGGTGTGCGTATTGAGGTATACAGAGTATCCTCGGAAGCGAAGGCTCTGGATAAGTGAACCCGGGTTACCAACACCCCAGCGAGATGAGATCTGCGCCGCAGTAAGTTCCTGTCCGTCCACGAGTGCTTCAAGTACTTTATCAGTTTTAGTCATTTTACAATTTACCTTTTTCAAATTTGCCGGATTGGGTCCGACTTCCCTTTTCGCAGTATGCGAAACCTGTATCAAGCCGCCTTCCTTATACCTTCACTGTGCGGCTCGTAATGAGCCGTAAGTCCAAAAGGCGCTTCAAATTCTTTGTTATGATAACTGTGGATAACAAATATTGTATCGCAGTAATCAGGATCACCCCAAGAGTTCCACGGATATCCGTCTGTAAACATAATAAACTTCTTTGGTTCAATCTCGTTTTCTTTCATGTAGTTGAAACATATCTCAAAGTCAGTACCACCACCGCCTTTAATTTCATATGTATCAATATCATCGATGTTCCACGGATCAAACTTTTCGCAGTTATACACCTCGGTATCAAATGAGAACACCGTTACTGTAAAGTCATCGTATTGCGACATGCAACCTTTTACTTCGGAAAGCATATCTCGCAACATTTCATTACTAATACTACCACTTGCATCTAACGCCACTACAACATCGATTGTTTCAGCAGTATTCATACCGGGCAGTATAGCGTCCGAGTGCCAACTACGACGAGACTGTTTCATAAATGTATAGTCTTCTCTGACAATACTTTGGATCTGCATATTAAGCAGTTCTCGCCAATCAATTGTAGGACTTGTAAGTTCCTTAATCAGCCGCTTTACACTCTTTGGAACATTGCCTGCTCCGGCTGCCTGTGCGGCTTGGATCATTGCGTTCTTAAACTCGTCCTTTAACTTCTTCTTTTCTTCTTCAGTATAAGCAGGCGGACCTTGCTCGTCTTCTTTGCTGTCTTTGCTGTCTTTGCTCTTTTGATTAGCACCTGCACCAGCATCGTCATCAGTACTTTCGCCACCGTCGAGATCTAAATGCTGATCTAAGAGTTGCGACATGTCGATCTTTGTAGCGTTAGCCATGAGATCCTCATATACTTCTTCGGAAGACATGTCTCGGTATTTGTAATCGTGACAAATCTTAATCGTAGTAATGAGTTCGCCGACCTGCTCTTCAACAAGAATATTGTTAACAACAAAGTCGTTGGCAATATTCCACACCTTGGCGTCGCGATCTTTGCGTCGACCTATGTGATCAAAAACGCAATGTAGCAGTTCGTGACCAAACAAGAAGTCCACTTCGCCGTCTCTTAATCTAGCAACAAAATCGCGGTTGTAAAATAAATGCCGTGCATCTGTCGCCGCTGTATGACACCAGCCAGCATCTGTGGCATCCACCAATTTCATACGAGTAACCATATTACCAAACCAGGGTTTGTTAATAAGTAGTCGTACCCGGCTGGACACCAGTCGCTTACGCTGAGGGCAATTCGCTATATCGTAATCTTTCATTATATACATATTTTACAGTAGATCGTAATATTGTCAACCTTAACGATTTTAAGCACGATTTTAGCGGTTTTTACGCATCAATAATCAACTGACCGTAGCGATTATAGAACTCTTTGAAGGTTTTCAACTTCTTTGTATCAAACGGGAGGTTGTAGTTACTAAGAGCAATCTTAGCACCCAAAACTACCATTTCAGTTTGGAAGTTCTCCATCATGAACGAAAAGAAGTGATCAGCCATTTTATGCCAATCGTCCAACTTCTTAGACTGTTTCATGTCCTTGTGCGCTTCGGCTAGTTCGTAGCATAAATTCACCGTCAGCGTGTATTGTGCTGAAACTTCTTGCACCTTGAGATCCTTTACCTTACCTGCTAATACATCTGAAGGATTAGGCAATTGTGAGGCGTAACCTCGGTGATTCATAAACTTTACAGCCATGCCCTCACCTACAGTACCAGCAATTAAGTCGGTCATCTGACTATCAGAGAGCACCTCATCCTCGTCGGTGTCTTCGAGAAGTTCGCTAACAAACGACCACGTCCGAGGAGTAGCAAACGCCTGGTCGGGACTACGCGGATCAAAATTATACAGATCTGCTTTAGCAAAAGCCAGGTAGCCCACTACGTCTGAATGGATCCGGTTAGAAGTTGCCCAGTTCATCCAGTCGTCAAAGTTTACTTCCAAGTTAATATGAAGGAAGCGGTTTGCCAACGGCTTAGGCATTTTGTAAGTTACGCCCTTGTCCGTTTCGCGGTTACCTGCCGCTACAATAACGACGTTATCGGGCAAAGTGTAAGTACCAATTCTACGATTGAGAATCAGTTGGTAAGCCGCCGCCTGTACGCTGGGCGGAGCACTATTAAGTTCGTCCAAAAAGAGAACCACAACAGGATACTGGCTAGCCAGTTCTTGTGAGGGTAAATCAATAGGAGCCGCCCAACTCATGTTGTTGGCATCCTTGTTATAGTAAGGCATACCGCGCAGATCAGTTGGCTCCATAAGTGCCAATCGGAGATCGATCATATACCCATCAAGAGAATCACTAATTTGTTGGACCAATTCTGACTTACCAATGCCAGGACCGCCCCATACAAATGCTGGACGCTTTCTACGCATTGCGCGAAGTATTTCGATACGAGCGTCACGGATTCTTACTGCACGAACATCGGAAGTTGTGTCGTTTGCCACGTTATTTGCCTCGTTTGAGTAAGAG